GAAAACTGCAAGAATTTCGCCGAGATGCGCATCAAGGCGCCGGAACGCGTGATCCAGACCACCTGGGGCGCGCCGGAAGCGGAAACCGTTTATCCGGTCGATATTTTCGTGCTGGCCAGCGACCGCCAGGGCTTGCTGCGGGATATTTCGGAAGTGTTCCTGCGCGAAAAAATCAACGTCATCGGCGTCAGCACCCAAAGCGCCAAGGCGCACGCGCGGATGGCGTTCACCGCCGAAATCGCGTCCACCGCCCAGCTGCAGAAGGCGTTGGCCGTGATCCGCGAGGTAAAAGGAGTGCTGGAAGCCAAGCGCCAGTAAGGCTGCCGAAGCAGGGGCCGGGAAATGTGTTGCATCGTCGCGGCGCCTGCTTTATTTACTGGAAATTCTATGTCATAATAGCGGCCTCTCCGGGAGGTTAGCTCAGGGGTAGAGCGATCGCCTCACACGCGATAGGTCACAAGTTCGAAACTTGTACTTCCCACCAATTTAAAGTCAATATCCATGCGGGTCTCAGCCGAAAACGGGGAATTCGTTTTTGCGTTTGGGGTGAATTTGGGTGAAAATGCCTTCAAGGCGTCGCCTGCGATCTTCATCCAGGCCTGCACCGATCCACTTCCCATATGTCCGCATCACCATCGTTGTATCGGTATGCCCCATTTGCGTTGCCACGTACAAGGGATTCGCGCCTAACATCAGCAGGCTCGAGGCAAAGGTATGGCGGGTTTGGTACGGATTCCGGTATCGGACTTTGGCCAACAGTAAGATTCGCTTCCAGCGCTCTCGTATTGGCTTTGTCCCCGTCCATGGTTCGCCGTGAAGGGGATTATGAAAGACGAAACTCCCAATTTGTTTGGTGAAGGCCTGCTGTCGCATCAATGCATCAAATGCTCCTTGGCGCATATCGATAACTCGATTGCCGGCCTCGGTTTTTGCGCCTTTTTTCAGCACCCCGTCAACGAACGCTTTATTTACAGTTGTTGTAAATTTTGCAAAGTCGATATTTTCCCACGGCAGAGCTATATATTCCGAAATACGCATGCCCGTTGAAAATGCATGCAGAATCAAATTTTGTTCCTGTGGCTCTGTACAAGCTTTCAAGATGGCGTCGATTTCATCGATATTGAACGGGTCCGCCGTGAAGTCGCTTGAACGCTGTGCCCGTGGCACGATCTTGCCAAGTTTTATGCTGTCGAACGGATTTGAGTCAATGATTTCGTCAATAACTGCTTGCTCAAGAGCGTTTCTCATCGGAGTAAGAATCGACGAAATAGTCTTGCGCTTGATGGTGAACTCCATAATCCAAGTACGAATCTCCTTCGATGTAAGTTCAGTTACCTTTTTATCTTTCCACTTTGGGAAGAGATAGGTATTCGAAACCTCTTCGTAAGAATTTGAGGACGACAATTCTAGTGTTCGTTTGGCGACCCCCAAATATTCCAGGAGTAGATCTCCGAACGTGACGGGCGGTCTGGCAATTGTCGCTGCAATTTTCTTGGCCCTAGTCGAACTTGGAAAAAATTCGTGATATACGAATGTCCCTCGCTCGATTGCATTCAATACTTCACCTCGCCGACGGAGTGCATAGGCAATATTCTGTTTTGTGTGCGTAAGCTTCAATGATTCTCTGCATTGAGCACCCCGATACTGAAAACAGATGCGAATGGTTTCCGTATTTTTTCCCTTGCGCAGCTCTAAACCGCTAATGCTTTTCGTGTTCCCCATTGTTCGATCCATTTTTCTGCTTCTGAAAGATTTATCCAAAGATTGTCGTCAACGATTTTGCATTGGACGCCATCCAGCCATTTCCCGGCGCGGCGCCTGGCATGCACAGCACTTTCGCTATCGCCGGATATTTCGGCGTATTTTTTGAGCTTCACCCATGTCATAGAATGGTTCATCGATTTACCCCCTCTGACGGATTTGCATCGCCGCATTGATCGTCTTGCGCAGCGACCAGACCCTGGATTTTCAGCCATGCCTTGTATCGTTCGTCATCACCTTCGTCGAAATTGAGGGCGTCGACGTGAAACCAGAAGCCATCGGAATCGCGCGCAACTGGGAGGGGCTGGATAAAAAATTCTGGATTTGCATTCATGCTAGGATCTCCTTATATTTCTCACGGGGAACATAATGGTCACTATTGCAACTGAGCCGTCTTTGACGGACGAGGGCGATTTGTCGTTTGCGCTGCAGTTCCCGGCGGGTTATGTTCAGCGATTCGTTGTGTCGCGCGAAGCATTGGAAGATCTCGCGCGATCGCAAAGCAATTCGCGTGCTGATCTGCTGACGTTCTTTCAAGCCCACCTGGATAGAATCATTGCCGTTGCAACGCGGACAATCGGACATCCCAGCAACGGGATTATCTTGCTGAAGACAGCAGATTTCTGAACGCGCGCTCGAACTCAGGAGGTCCTGATGAAACTGGATGCATTGAACGGCTTTGAAAGAGCTGCCCTGGTTGAGCTTGAAAAAACAACCCTGGGCGGCATCGCTAAAGAGGCCCTCGACAAGCTGTACAGTCTTGGCCTGGTCGAAGATCGTGACGGAATTGCGCGTCTCGCCGGCAAAGGTCGAGAGTTCTTGATGCATAGTCGCTAATGAGAGGTGTCCAATGAAAGAAATATTCTCAGTAATGCCAGTGAGTGACGGCGAGGGCGCAGACGGAATCACTTTTATCGCTAATCGGAATGGCATTCGTACTAAAGGAGTGATTTCTCGAAGCGTGCTGATCGGCTGGGCGGAAGCAACAAATGAGCCGTTGCTCAGTGTTTTTCTCAGAAATAATGATCGGATCAAAAATGCGGCTAGATTGCGGCTCGCCGCTAATCCTGGCATCGTAGTCGTTCTTGGATCCGGGGATTTTTGATCAGTCATGGACCCTCGCACATGGGAAAAATAGTCGATATTCGACTCTTCGACTAGGTCGAGCAGCAAGATAAACGAGTCGCGCTTCATGTTGGAATGCACTTTCAATTTGAGAGATGGTGATGCGTTTCTATTTCGATTCAGATCAAGTGGAAGCTGGATTTGTCTGGCTACGAGATGATCAATTTAATCAACTTGTCGAAGTAACTGCTGGATTAGGTTCCAAGCGAAATTTTGGACAGTACAATTTGCCGCGTCGAGACAGAGGCAAACCTATTCAACTGTCCGGCGAAAAAATTTGCAGAATCGCCATAGCTCAATTCCTGAAAAACACAGCTACGTCTTTCCAAGACAATGGACATATCGATGAGACAGACGAACCTTGGAGCGGGGTTTTGAGTCCGATACCCGATTTCAAAAGAACTTAATTGTTTTCAGATCCCTGCAAGCGCTTTGATTTCCTTCGTAGTCATACCTGTCGCTTCATGCAGCCTCACCAATAACGTTGAGCCGACAGGTAGAACATTATTGCGAACTTTGCTGATCACTGGCGCTGCCACCTTGAGTGCTCGCGCAAGCGCCGCATCATTCTTCAAATTTTGATTTGAGATCACAACGTCCAGCATGTGGGCGGGGTTGTAGGTTGGGTGATTGATTTGCATAGGATTCCTCAGTAGTTGGGTTTGTGTTTGAAAGAAGTGAGATCAGTTTTTACGACTCAACTCGGATTGGCAGGCGCGTTGAAACGCCAACTTACTTTGTTCATCATCCGGCCAGCCGTCGGCGCTGCAGAGATCCGCGCGCTGGGTTTGTATATCTGCTTCAATTTCTTCTGCGGTAGGGGCGGCATACTCGCCAGCGTTGTCTGCAAACGCGTACCCAGCACCTATGGCGGCGACAACAGCGACGGCGCCAAGAATGTCACATAGGGCGCTCATACTGCATTCACCTTTGCTACGACGCGCTCGACGATCTGCATTGCAGTCATGTCGGCGGTGAACATCTCTTCGCCAGAGAAAATGAATTTGAATTCCGATTCGACTTCCATCGCTAGCTCGATTGCATCTAGGGAGTCTGCACCTAGAGAGCTGATTGGGACATATACATCTAGCTGTTCACCAAGATGGGCCAATTCATCAGCCAAAATCGACAGGACACGCTCGCGGATGCTTACAGTGGTTGTGCGTACGGCGCTCATCGTGCTGCCTCAATCATCTTGTCAAGTTTTGCTTCGAGATTTTTGGATGTCGGCGCGTGGCCATCCCAGCACATATCCGTTAGAAATTGCTGAGCATCCTTGCCAGTGACTAGGTCGACCAATGCTCTGTAGCGGAGCACGGTCAGGTCGATAGCCGGAGAGCTGTGAGAGTCGGAAGTAGGGCAGTGGTCAATTTGCGCAATGCCGATTAGCTGCAGCGAAGCGCGCTCCATTGCGACGTCAACGGCACGGCGGAAGGTCTCTGCACTTTCGGATATGCCGGCATGGTCTTCGATGACGACGTGTGTGCCAATCCATCCGAAGTGATTCAGATTTGCCTCGCACCAGTCTAGACGGGCGGTATCTGTTTCGTTCCTTGAGTGCTGGACCTGTTGTCGCTGGAAATCAGCGATTTGAGTCACATCCATTGCAGCGCTGCTCATCTGGTTTCTCCGTTCGGTCAGAAAGACTGTCTTTACATTTACTCTCTGGGTTTGTAATGCGATGAGTAATAATAGCATTGCTAGTTTGTTGGTGTAAATAGCAATGCTAGTTATATGTTGATAAAGTTTGATATGAAAACAATGAAATGCTCAGATGTCGCTCACAAAGGGGCAGGCGTTTCTACGGAACTGAGCGAGATTCAAAGGGAAACGTGATAAAACTAAGGCAGTCGGACGGTTCACCGTCCCCGGCAATCATTTTCCAACGGGCAATCAAACAGGACTATCATCGGTCGCAAGGTGGCGACGCGCTCATTGTTAGCGACCGATCCAGCGAGAGACTCCTCTTCGGGCAGCGACTCGGTGTTTGCGACTTAGTCTTTGGTAAAAAGTACAAGGAGCTAGAACCTGCGATGAAGATCCAATCCGTTCGCATCAAGAACTTCCGCACGTTGAAAGACGTGGCGATCCCTTTCGATTCCGTCACGACCTTCATCGGGCCGAACGGCACCGGCAAATCTACAGTGCTTCGTGCACTCGATTGGTTCTTCAACGGCAAGCCTGGTTCGTTGACGGAGAAGGACTGCTCCTTCGGTGCTACTGACGAAGACATCGAAGTACAAGTCACATTCGCAGACCTTACCGAAAAGGATCGGAATGAGCTTGGGAAGTATGCCCCGGCGGGGGTCACGACTTTTACTGCGTGGAAGCTTCGCAGCTCGAGCGGGGCTGAAACCCTATCTGCCAACTCGAAGAGTTATGCACCGTTCAATGACATCCGCAGTAGGGGATCGGCTGCCGAGAAGAAGGTCGCATACAACGAACTGCGAACGGCGGATCCATCAATTGGTCTTCCGACCTGGAGTAGTTTCGACGCGGTCAACCAATTAATGACGACTTGGGAGGCGGGGCATATCGAGCAACTCGTTGAAGCACACGAATCTCTTCAGACGAACTTCTTCGGCTTCAACAGCGGCGGAAAGATGAGTGGCCTGTTCGACTTCGTACTGGTTACTGCTGATCTCCGGGCGAGCGAGGAATCGATGGACGGGAAGTCGAGCATCATCGGCCGTATTCTTGAGCGTTCAGTCGATCGTGCTGCAGCAGATGAGGAGATCGCGAAGATTGTTGAGGAATCGCGCGAAAAGCAGCAGAAAATTTACGAGGATAAATTCAAAGAGCAGCTCGAGACCATAACGGCGCAGCTCAATGAGGTCGTGAAGTCTTACTCGCCCGGTCGTACTGTTACGGTTTCCCCTGCCGAGGTGGAGCTCAAAGCCCCTCGCACGACGTTCGACGTGGCCGTGCTAGATGGAAAAACCGAGACTGCGGTGGAGCGGCAGGGGCATGGTTTTCAGCGCACACTTCTGATCTCTGCTCTGCAACTCTTAGCGCAATCAGGGGCAGCATCGGCAGAGGGCGTCATTTGCCTAGCCATCGAAGAACCGGAACTCTATCAGCACCCGATCCAGGCCCAAACGTTCGCAAAGGTGCTCCGAGCGCTCGCGGAACACACCGGAAAACGCATTCAAGTGACCTATGCTACTCATAGCCCTTACTTCCTTGAGGCGCGACATTTCGACCAGGTTCGGCGGCTAACGCGGTCGTCTGACGTAACTCCTGTAGTCACTGTCCACTTCGCTACGGTTGCCGATGTGAAAGCCAAGTTGAATGGGATACAGGACGCCGACAAAGTTGATCATCAGCTCGACGGCATCGTAGTGAATCAGCTTGCCGTAGCGCTCTTCGCGCATCGCGCTTTCCTGGTGGAAGGCACGACAGAATCATCTGTGTTCTATGGCATTGGCGACAAGGCCTCTCTCGGCTCGCTTGAGGCCGCTGGCGTCTCCATCGTCTCAGTGGGTGGTAAGACGTCAATCCCGCTCGCACATGCCATCTTGACGTCTATTGGTATCCCTGTTTATGCACTCTTCGATGCAGATGCGGGGTTCGAAGCACGTGCCAAGGCCAGTGGGAAGGCGCAAGAAAAGGTCGATGCTGAGCGGAAGTCCCACGTTGCCGCGAATCGCGCCGCGTTGAAATACTTCGGTCGAGCCGAAGAGGACTTCCCATCTGCCATCGTCGCTGACAATGTTGCGATCTTTGAGGATCATCTTGAAGCGTTCCTGTCCGCCAACTGGCCCGATTGGATCAAGGCCTGCAACGATGCCGCAGATGCGGCAGGAATCAATCTCGCGAAGAATCAACTCGCGTACCGGACGGCAACTCTCAGGGCTGAGGGAGCTGTGCCAGAGATGCTCAAAAAAATACTGGCCAAGGCGGAGGGAAAGTAGCCATGCATGAAATAATTTGCCCGCACTGCGGAAAAGCATTCAAGATCGACGAGGCCGGATACGCAGACATCCTGAAGCAAGTTCGCGATAGCGCGTTCGAGCAGCAGTTGCACGAGCGACTTGAGCTGGCGGAGCAGGACAAGCGGAACGCCGTCGAGCTTGCCCAGGCGAAGGTCACCAGCGAAATGCAAAAGGCTGCTGTAGCCAGGGACTCCGAGATACAGGAACTGAAGGCCAGGCTCGATGCCGGTGAGGTTGCGCGGAAGCTCGCCGTGACCGAAGCCCTGAGCGCGGTGGAGAAAGAGCGCGATGCGATCGCGAACGAACTTGAGCAGGCGAAGCGTGACAAGCACGCTGCTTCTGAGCTAGCCGAGGCGAAACTCGTGAACGGATTGCAAACGGCTGCAGCAACTAAGGACGCTGAGATTCAAGGCCTGAAGGCCAAACTCGACGCCATCGAGGTTGCACAGAAGCTCGCGATCACCGAGGCAGTCAGCGCGGTCGAGAAGGAGCGCGACGAGTTGAGGAGCTGCCTTGGGCGAGCCGAGCTTGAGAAGCAGCTCTCAGAGAAGTCACTCAAAGACAAGTACGAAACGCAGATCAAGGATCGCGATGAGGCGATCGATCGCCTCAGGGACATGAAGGCTCGTCTATCAACCAAAATGGTTGGCGAGACCCTCGAACAGCATTGTGAGACAGAGTTCAACCGCATCCGGGCGACGGGGTTTCCGAGGGCATATTTCGAGAAAGACAATGACGCGCGGACTGGTAGTAAGGGGGATTACATTTTTCGCGACTCGGACGAGGCTGGCACTGAGATCGTCTCGATCATGTTTGAAATGAAGAACGAGAGTGACCGTACCGCGACGAAGAACAAGAACGAGGATTTCCTGAGGGAACTGGATAAGGATCGTGCCGAGAAGGGGTGCGAGTATGCCGTGCTAATCTCCCTGCTTGAACCCGACAGTGAGCTTTACAACACCGGGATCGTCGACATGTTCCATCGCTACCCAAAGATGTACATTGTCCGACCACAGTTCTTTCTTCCAATCATCACGCTGCTGCGGAATGCAGCGATGAACTCGCTCAAGTACAAATCGGAGCTTGCGCTAGTTAGGGCGCAGAACATTGACATCACGAACTTCGAAACCAACCTCGATACATTCAAGACCGCATTCGCGCGGAACTACGACCTCGCCTCAAATAGCTTCAAAAAGGCGATTGATGAGATCGACAAATCGATCGATCATCTGCAGAAAACGAAGGACGCCCTGCTTGGCACCGATAGGAACCTTCGTCTTGCGAACGACAAAGCTCAAGATGTGACGATTAAAAAGCTGACGCGGGGAAACCCGACGATGGCAACAAAGTTCGCCGAGCTCAAGAATCCAGGTCCTTCTGATGCTGGATGAGTCAAGCCATCTGTGCGGCAGTTCTCGATGCATTGCAGACGCTTATCAGATTTGGTCGGCCGTCAACAACCGGTCGTTTCGGTCAGAGGCTCTTACAACGAATGTTTGATTAAGTCAGAATGAAATGAACGCCACCCTCCTGATGCAGGCGAGCCGTGCTAATACTCTACTAGCGTTCAAATACATCCCTCCTTGTTGATGGGGGTGGTCGTCGATTAGATTCTGGTTCCCATCCAGAATACGCGACCTATCATTTCGAAGTCCGAATGGTCCTCGAGACCATAGAATAAATCGGGATATTTCAGTTTGTCGGGATTGTTCGAAATGGCTCTAATCCGACCATCTTTTTCACGTCTAAGTTTTTTTACCAAAAGCATGTCACCAGATCGAAACGCATAGGTTTTGTCGCGCAGTATGTTTTTAGATGCTGTATTTACCAATAGAACTGAGGCATCTGGGATTTGAGGTTCCATGCTGCATCCATCTGCGTAAACGATGACTGCTGATTTTTCCGACAGGCCTTCCGCGCGCAAAAAATCACTTCGAAAGGAAAGTCGGCTTTTTTCACCTTCGAGAAAAACGATTTTACCCTTGCCTGCAGAGAATTTCACATTCGCTCGTTTAATGAGAGTGAATTCTCCCTCAATAGACGGACTCAAATATTCTGTATTTTTGGCGGATAGTTTTGAGGCGGCATGTATTTGCCCGGCGATGATTGGACTAAATTCCTCGATCGCTACGTTTAAGCCTGTAGCAAACGCCGTTGCTGCTTTTATATTTAGCGGTCGGGCCCCGTTAAGATACTGGCCTACCATCGCTTGGTTGCCAATGCCAAACTCCGAGCCAAATTTTAACTGAGACATTTTTGGCTGACGGTTTTCAAAAAGCGCCTTTAGCCGAGCTGCATCCTCGGTTTGCCATTTCTCAATTTGTCCCTTTGTCTTTGTCATAGCGCGAGTATAGCGTTGCTATTAATTGGGACAACCAGCAATGCTATTGACTTTATAACTAGCAATGCTATTATTTGTTCTCATGAATCTTCCCCAATATTTTCAACATACAAATCGTTCAAAAGCTGATTTTGCGAGAGCAATAGGCGTTTCTAGCGCGGTCCTATATCAATGGCTGAAAGGAATTCGTCCAGTAGCGATAAGGCATTGCCAGATTATTGAGAGTGAAACGCAGGGGCTAGTTACACGAAAAGATCTGCGGGATGGAGATTGGCAAAAGATCTGGCCTGAATTAGCAACTGAAGACAGTCAGTCATCAATGCAACACATCTCCCTTCATCAGTAGTTAGTTAAGAAAGCAAGCGTATGAGCAACCTCACCAAAATTGTTGTGAGTGGCAACGATGATTTGCCTATCGTTATTTTCAGTATCCCAAACAGCAATGCCCTCGACACGCTCAATTTCTTCAGGCGACTAATTGATCTGATTGGCCTAGAGCAGCTTGCGCAAAGAGAGGGGCGCAGCTTCAATCATCCGTTCGCAGACAGCTTTGGCGCATTTCCAGTTGATGTTGCTCGGAATCTCCGCAAAGAATCAAATTCAAGCGCGGTAGCCAAAGGATTTAGCGTTGGAGCCGACCAGGTGGCCGGGCTCAGTACTACGACGTTTGAAGCTTCAGAGCTGCCTCTTGCAGTTCTGCCGCAAGAGCTAGAGCTTGACCGGGGGTAAGCGCCAAAAATCCGGTCTCTTCTGATTCCGATACTGGTTGACCTGGGTAAGAGATATATCGAATTTTGAGTGCAACGGCTTGAATTTTTTTGACAGGTCCTGTCGTCCATCCCGAAACAGGCGTAAGTGGGATGTCATTTTCCATGGGGGCTCCTTTGTGATTGTCGTTTGAGAAGCAGTAATTTATCACGAGGGGGCTTCCACCCAAATTCAGAGTTTTGTAGCTGAAGATTCATATGAGAACTATAGCGACAGATCTGCAAAAGTAAAACCACCATAAACAAGGAAAGTAGGGATGAATATTCGTCAGTCGTATTTGGGCATGATCAAGGCGTTCCCCGGAGGATGGGATGCGATGTGTGCGGCTCTCGGCTTTTCACGCGATTCGATGGAAAATCGGATCTACGAAAAAAAGGGCCAATCTCTGATGGTCGAGACAGCATTGCAGATGCAATCTTTCTCTGGCACGACGCTTTTCGCTGAGGCCGTTGCAACTGCCAGCGGCGGCGTGTTTGTGACGCTTCCGGCACCAAGTGAGATCGACAACGAGGCACTGCTGAGCAAATTCAATCAGCTGCACACTCATATAGGCCTGTTGTCTCGCCGCTTCAATGAGGCAACAGAAGATGGTGAGGTCGACAAACGTGAGCGAGCTGACTTGTCCGCGATTGGCGACGAGATCAGCCGGCACACCCAGGAGCTATTGGCTCTGACCTTCCGTATTTACTGCCGCGAAGAAGAGAAGGGTGCGTGAGAATGAACGCGCACCCACTTGCCACTCTGAAGTTTCGCGAAAACACCAATAAATCATTACCACTCGGATCAAACCGCCGTTGCAGCGTCTGTAATCAGTTCAGGCGGCAACTGGGCGGTCGGATGCTGACTAGTCAGAAGTCACGCTTCAAGCGCTGGGCATGCGAGCGTTGTGCCGCATGAAGAGAAGCTCCTTTAAGCCTAGCGCCAAACCTATGAAGCGTTCGCCGATGTCTCGTGGCTTGACGGGTTTGTTATCACGGGACTCATTCAAGCGCTCCAAGAAGAAACCAAAGCGCACGAAGGTTCACTCAAAGGTGAGCAAGGCGATTGAACTGGCGCACTACAAGCGGATTGCAGCACTGCCGTGTGTGCGCTGTGGGATTGAAGGATTTTCCCAGATAGCGCACAGCAATCGTCACCAGGACGGCAAAGGAATGGGAAAGAAGGCTCATTACCTTGCAACGTTTCCGCTTTGTTGTACTCGCCCTGGTGTCGCCGGCTGTCACTTTGAACACGATCAGTGCATCGGCGGGGACAGGGCAGAGATGGACCGACGGACAGATGGCTACATCAAAGACACGCATCGAAAACTTGGAATTCATTAACAACCAATTCATGGCACAACCAAAACTAAGGATGAATATGGAAACGAAACCAGCGGTATCTCTCAAAGTCATGGCCGAGAACAAGCTTCCCGGCGTCAGCAAGACCACAAATTTTGCAGTTGATCCTCGAATCATGGAAGTGGAGGAGGGCTTCAACGCGCGTCCGCTGGACCTGGAGCGTGTTGCATCGATCGCTCTGGCATATCGAAATGGCGCGACGCTCCCGCCGTTGGATGTACGAGTTGATGCCGGTCGCATCGTCGTGGTCGATGGCCATCATCGGCGCCAAGCGGCTTTGGATGCCATTGCTGATGGTGCCGAAGTCGTCGCGCTGGACTGTCGGCAATTCCGCGGGAATGATGCGGATCGCGTGGCGCACATGATTACCAGTGCTTCGGGTTTGCCACTGACTCCACTGCAGCTGGGACGTCAGTATAGGAAGCTTATTGGGTTTGGTTGGACCGAAAAGGCAGTTGCAGACCGGGTTGGGAAGTCGATGCAGCATATTAAAGACATGCTGGCTCTGGCGGAGTCAAACAGTGACGTGCAAGCTGCGGTTGATGGCGGAATGGTTTCGGCGAGCAACGCGGTAAAAATCGTCAAGACACACGGCGAAAAGGCCGGCGAGGTGATTGCGGAGCACATACACACTGCGCAATTGGCTGGGAAGCGCAAGGCCACGGCAAAGCAAATCACCGGCAGCACGCCAAAGAACCTGCCAGAGGCAATTCGTGCCGAAATGGAAAGCGGTGGCTCATTCCGCGCAGAAGCGCTTTGCCCGAGATATGCGGATCTGATTGCGTATCTTCGCGGAACTGCGGTGGCCTGACAAAATGAGTATTGCATTGATGACCCAGGCGTGGAAGACGAGCTTGCCGAGTGGCCGGAAGATGGTACTGCTGGCTCTCTGCGACAATGCGAATGACCAAGGCGATTGCTATCCATCAATCAGCACCATTGCGCACAAGTGCACGATGGGCGAGAGAACTGTTCAACAGCACATTACAGACCTGCAGCGGGATGGATTTGTTGAGCGGAAGATGCGGACCGGACGAAGCACGCTGTACAAAATTGACCCCCGCAGATTCTGCACCCCCGCAGAATCCGCACCCCCGCAGATTTCGCACCCCTTTTCAGTGGTTTCTGGCTCGTTGAAGGGTGAAAATTGCCAATTTACCCCCGCAGAATCTGCACCCCCGCGGATTTTGCACCCCATTTCAGCTGATTTGGGTGCGTTACCCCCGCAGATTTCGCACCATACCCCCGCAGATTCTGCACCCCCACCCCCGCAGAATCTGCACCCCACCCCCGCAGATTTCGCACCCATAACCGTCAAGGAACCATCAATTGAATCATCAAAGAAACGTCAGGTGGCACGCGGGACCCGCTTGCCCTCCAGCTGGACGCTTTCGAAATCGATGGGTGAATGGGCTCTTGCCGAGTTCCCCGACTGGACCTCAGACAACGTTCGCCTGGTAGCCGACAAATTCCGGGATCACTGGATCTCCGTACCGGGGCAGAAGGGTTGCAAAACCGATTGGCTGGCCACCTGGCGCAACTGGTGTCGCAACGAACAGCAACGGAACCCGCCCAAGCCAGCCAGCCGTGGCGGTTGGTGGGAGTCCGATGAGAAGGCGATCGCTAAGGGGGCCGAGATTGGGATCAGGCCACTGGCCGGGGAGTCGATGTACACGTTCAAGGGCCGTATTCAGGCAGCCGTCGACAATCGAGGGCAGCTGCCGGCACCTGCTGCCGCGCCTGGCCGTACCGGGATGCCGTTGCCGGAGCTCGGAGAACGGGGAAGCAAGCCGGAAGGTCTCGACTTGAAGGCGCTGGTTCGCAAACGGATTTCTGAATGAAGGGAAGGTAGGCAATGGAATCGAATCAAATAAATGATGATGTCAGCGCTGTGCGAGCTTTGGACATCCAAGAGGGTGGCGACCATTACAAAGACCTGGTCATTCAGCCTGTCGAGTACATCCATAGAAATGACATTGGATTTTGCGAAGGGTGTGCGATCAAGTATTTGACTCGTTGGAAGGCCAAGGGCGGCATCGAAGATCTGCGCAAGGCCAGGCATTTCATCGATCTGCTTATCGAGATGGAGCAGGGTGTTGCGTAGATCTCGGTACCAATTCTCGCATTCCGCTGCAACCACCAAAAAGCCGCGCACGGAGTCCCCCATCGAAGAGCTTTTCGACTTGCAGGCACGTGCGCTGAAATTGCCAGCACCCACGCGCGAGTTCAGATTTCATCTGGTGCGCAGGTGGCGCATCGATTTCGCTTGGCCAGAACTGCAGTTGGCAGTTGAGATTGAGGGCGGTATTTGGACGCGCGGTCGGCATACCCGCGGCGCCGGTGTACGTGCTGACATGGAGAAATACAACGCGCTGGCAAGCATGGGCTGGACGTTGTTGAGATTTGATGGCGGAGCAGTGAAGAGTGGGGCGGCAATCAAGCAAGTCGAGCAATTCATATCGGAGCGCAAATAATGGCGGCAAAAGGGCAGTTGATGGCACCACAAATCACTCTAGGCGAAGCGCATACCAGGGTCATGAAACGGATCGATTCTTGGGAGGTTGCCGTGGGTGTCTTTTTCGTGGGTGGCAAAGTCGAGTTCATGCGGCGGACCGCACCAACATTCAACAAGAGAGCAAAGGTGCTGGCTAACCAGTTCGTTGGCGTCTATGACAAGGCTGCAGATTCGCGTGTCGTTATGGACGATCTCAAGACCTTTTATCCCGAGGAGACCGCATGAAATTGCCTACGAGCCGCCACGAGTTGGAAATACGACATGCGGGTATCGCTCTGGATGAGATCGACGTGGCCTTGCAAGACTGGGCCGATTGGATGCGGTACGACAAAGGTCCCGCCGGCTATCCCAGCAAGGCAGCCGGAATAGTCGCTCCAAGCTGGAGCAAAGATAGTGACGAGCTGCACGAAACAAACGATGAAATTCGGGCAGAAGCAACCAACGCGGCGATCGACAGCCTTCGGGAGATCAGTCGAAGGGCCATCTATATCCATTTGGGCGTCGGGTATAAAACATGGCGATACGCTGATCTTGAAGAACTATACGAAGCGGCAAAAAGAGAAATTGCGACGGAGCTGAGGAAGCGTAGTGTGATTTGA